AAATGACACGCGAAGAAGTAAAAGCGCAGCTGGCTAAATGCCCGCTGGAGTGGAAGGAAGACGATGGCAGGCCTGTCTACGGCTTACACTCAAGAGTGACGCTGATAGATGGTGAAGATGGAGACGAAGATGCGTACGACGCACTCCGCATCGACTTCCAGATAGACGTAAACAAGGCGAATAGCTCCTGTAGCGTCGACGTTAGCGCACACGGGAAGTGGGAGTTTGGGAGCTACGAACTTGCCAGATCCACAGGCTATATCATCCCACTCGAGGTACTCAAGGGAAAAGCCGAGGAACGCCGACTATCTATGGCGTGCCGACTGCTCGGAGTCAAGGAGTAACCTCAAGGAGTAGCACCACGAACTCAAGGAGTAAAATTCAAGGAGTAAAGGGGCGGAATAGGTTAACGAAAAGCCCCTTTGCTTAACATATCCCACAGAATAGGTTAACGAAAACGCAAATACTTAACGCATGGAACAGAAACAGCCACGGATAAAGTGGACTTACGAACTAGGAAAAAACACCCTGATGGGGGTAGCTGACAATGGCGTGCGCTTCAAGGTGGTCACGCTCGACAACGGCACTAAGTCGTATTGCGACCACAGCATAAAGGAGGATGACGAAGAGCCACCAATTAAGCATGAGGTGTTCAGTAGTCTCGGGTGCTTTGACATTCCCCTGCATGCGCGCAGGTGCGAAGAATACCTTGAGAGGCTCGGTCATAAGAATACCATATCGCAAAACGAGCTACACCGAATATGTCACGGGGTGAAGGTGGTTCCCCTTAGTGCTGTCCTATCCTCCGACGTGTTTCGGGCTTCTATGTTTGCCTTGCGTAAGGCCATACAAACCATCACCATCACACCACACAGACAACGAACGATGAACGTACTTGATACACAGGTAGGCGGTACGCACTACACCGACATGAAGATGCAACCGCTGGATCTCATTGTGGGTCTCGATCTTAGCTTCCTCCAGGGAAACGCAATCAAATACCTCTCAAGGTATCCGCGCAAGGGAGGGGTGGCAGACCTTCTAAAGGCACGCGACTACTGCAGGAAGGCTCACGCTCTGCTTGACAGCAATCCAACTACGGAGTGCTATCAAACACGAGCTACCCATGCGGTAGATGCGTACTGCGAGGCAAACGGCATGGTGGGCGACGTGCGGGAGGCTATTCTAAGCATTGTCCTATTGAGCTGGAGCAAAGCCGTCTACTTAATCGACAAGATAGCCGAAGACTACAGGTACTACCTTATAAAAGAGTATGGAACTGGGGATGGTATCATCAGGGGCGAGTTCTTTGAAGCCCCTAATGGAGATATTGCACTCGGTTGCACATTCGACTATATAGGGCAGTTCAGGATAGTCAAGTCGGGAAATATGTACCACGTGATCCACATCTGTAGACATGAACACATCTGCGGAGGGTACTACGAAACGCTGGAGGACGCAAAGTACAGGGCAGTTCGCCTCCGTGAAGAGGCCATTGAGTACTCAATCCGCGCGCTTACGATGGACTTAGAACATTCAAAGTCCAAGTATCACATCAATCGACAAGACTAACTACACAGCCTATGCGAAAAGCTACCACCTCCAAGAAGCGGAGAGAGCCGAAGCCCGACCCGTACGACCTATTCGTCTTCCTTTGCCGAAGCTACCTCAAAGAAGAGTGCGTCCGTGAGCTTCGGTTTCACCCCGTGAGGAGGTGGCGCTTTGACTACGCCATCCCCTCTCATAAGATCGCCATCGAGGTAGAGGGTGGCGTGTGGACGCAGGGACGGCACACCCGCCCCAAAGGCTTCTTAGGCGACATGGAGAAGTACAACACAGCCACCGCTCTCGGCTGGCGTGTCCTCCGTGTCACACCCGAAGCCCTCGCCACAGGGGCTACGCTCGACCTCATCAAGCAGACCATCAGAACAACTCAACAGACAAGCAAATGAATACCACCGAGAAGCTCACATTGTCGGAAGCGGTCAAGAGGGCGTACTACACCCTCCCCGACTACATGAACAAGTACCTCGCCCGTGACCTCGTCATCACGGGGGTGATCCTGCACACGCACCCCGAGTGTATAGAGAGGCGAGAGCGACTGCCCCGCCACTTTGCCAAAGCTCTATCCTCAGAGTTACAGATGAACCGAAGTCAGCTCTCACGCTCTATCCCTGCGCTCATCGTCCGATACAATACCTGCCCCGAGGATAAGAAGGCGGTGGCGGGTATACTCAGCGCACTGAATGTGGGTGACGCACCGCCTTAGTGGTGCTTTCACCAAAATAGTGCAAAGATGGAAAATAAACCATAAAACGCACTCCACGAACAACAACCAAACACGCATAGATAGACAGATATATAATGGCTGAAAATTATTTCACCTAAAATTTGTCAGTGTGAAAAACTTACCTTACATTTGTAGTGTCAAAGGGCGAGAGACGCCACGAGACACGTAACGTAAACAAGACAAAAGACAATGGACACTAAGAAGCTCAGCTACCGCCAAGGCGAGTATGCACTAACCCCATCAGAGAAGTATGCAGACACCTACACACTCAGGGTTGCCGACCTTGTGGATTTCGTGGGTAGTGAAGATGACGCAGAAGACCTCGCCCGCACGCTGTTAGAGTTCAGCTACAACGAGGCTATCAAGCGCTGCGAGAAGCAAGCCGAAACGGGCGACCTTCTCATGGCAAACAGCTCTATCGAGATTGATACGAGAAACGAGAGCGGTGAGTACGGCTGGATAAAGGTCAGCACCCGATACTTTTGGGGCGATGATGTCGCTGATATTGAGGTAGACGTATATGTCGACAGCATCATGAAGGACGAAGCCGACGAGGACGACGAAGAAATAGAAGACAACGTGAAGTACAATGATGTGCTTCGTGCTCTCAAATCCGAGGCGTTCCACCGCAAGATGGATGATGGCGAGCGTGGCGAGTTCGAGTGCATCTACGACAAGTCGGTAGAGGCTTATCGCAAACTTCACCCCGAAGAGTTCGAGGATGAAGACTGATAGCAAGAGGGGGCGGGCAATCCTGCCCCCTCCGTCATTTCAAAGAAATTAGTAACATATTGGCTTTTAGGTATAAAGCCAATTTCATATCAACTAACTTTACATACACAAGATTAAGATTATGAACTACTCAGATCTCATGCAAGCCTACATGGCTGAAAACGGCATCGACGCTAAGGCCGTCGTCTACCTCACCATCGCACGTGAGCCACTCGAGCGCATTGTCTCGGGCGACAAGACGGTAGAGTTCCGTGACCTCTCAGACCACTACATCAAGAAGTTCTTCAAGGTAGAGGGTGACGCTGTTGTGGGCTTGAAGCCCTTTACGCACGTCCTCTTTCAGGCGGGCTACTCGGCGACCTCGCCCCGTGCGCTGGTAGAATTTAACGGGGCAGGCACGAAAGAAGCCGAGCAGAAGACCCCCCTCACAGAGAGAGGCAAGAAGGTCTATGCAGAGGCAGAGAGAGAAGGCTTCACGGTGGACGACGAGTGGCTGGGCATAGAGCTCGGCAAGGTGTGCGTCGTCGAGAACTTCTAAGACACTAACCGCAGCGCATAGCCACGAGGGCTGTGCGTATCATCATAACCAACTTAACTATCTTACATTATGGCAAAGGGTGATAACATCCGACGTTACAACAACGTGCGCTCGGGCGTGGCCGCTGAGAACCGAGCCGTAAAGAACCGCCCAGGAGGGTGGTCAGCTGGCGAAGCTCGACGCACGCACCGAAGAGCCAACGCACGTGCCGTTAGAGCCCTCAGAGCATCAGCGTACTAACCATGCGCCTCGCTATTGAGTGCATACGGCAGATAGCGTCCAAGTCGGACAAGGTGATACTATTCCACTCGGCAACGGGTAAGGATAGTATCGCCTTGCTCGATTTATGCTACCCCTACTTCAAAGAGATTGTATGCGTCTACATGTACATGGTTGAGGGCTTAGAGCATATAGACAAGTACATCATCTGGGCGAAGCAGAAGTACCCCAAGGCTCGCTTTATCTCAGTCCCACACTACGCCCTCACCCAATACATCAAGGACGGTGCGTTCGGATGCGAGCAAGACCCCAAGCAGCGCATCAAGAGGCTCAGCGACATCACAGAGGACGTGCGGGCTATGACGGGCATAGATTGGGCTATCTACGGCTTCAAGCAGACGGACAGCCTCAACAGGTGCATCATGCTGCGTACCTACAAGGAGCAGATGATCAACGAGGCTACCCGCAAAGCCTACCCCCTCTCGCACTACACGAACAAGGACGTAGAGGCGTACATCAAGCACAAGAGGCTCATCCCCTCGCTCAAGTACGGCAAGGGGCAGAGCCAAGGCACTGACGTATCGAACATCCCGTTCCTTCTGTTCTGCCGAGACAAGTACCCGCAAGACCTCGAGCGAGTGATAGCACGCTTCCCCGAAGTAGAGAAGATACTATTTGACTACCTTAACTACGACCCCAAGTATGACCAAGGCGATTAAGCAAGCCCCAGCCCGTGAGGTGATGCGCTCGGCTATACACTTCGCCTCCTACAACCCCCGCAAGCTCACAGAGGACGCACGCAAGAGACTCAAGGCAAACCTCAAGCGGATAGGCTTAGCAGGGGGTATCGTATGGAACGAAGAGACGGGCAACCTCGTATCAGGGCACCAGAGGCTCTCCATCTTAGACGAGATACAACGCTACGACCCCGAGACGGGCGAAAACGACTACCCCATCAGAGTAGAGGTACTGCACCTCACGGACAAAGAGGAGAAGGAGCAGAACATCTTCATGAACTCCTCTACCGCCCAGGGTGAGTTCGATAGCGACCTACTCGCAAAGATGCTCCCCGAGATAGACGTAGACCTCGCAGGTCTTGACAGCTCGGACATCAGCATCCTAATGGCTGAGACATCGGCATTTGATATCACAGACTACCACCAAGCCTCAACGCAGGGCTTCACGAGCGTAGCAGCGCCCCTCACAGACGAAGAGCGACAAGCACGCAAGGAGCACGTCAAAGAGGTACGAGCGCAGACGGCAGGGAAGATGGAGGGCGAGTACTACGAGGGCGAAGCCTACGTGACACTCTCCTTTCAGAGCTACGCCAATAAGCTCTACTTTATGGAAATGCTCCAGCACGCCCTACCCGATCAGGGTATCAACCCCTCGGACAAGTACCTCAAGGGCGAAGCAGTACACGAACTAATAGCAGGATAGGTATATGGCAAAGAAGGAAGAGAAGAAGGAGGCAAAGACGAACACTCGCACACGCCCGAAGGGCGCAGGGCGACAGATGCCAAATATGCCTCCCATTGATGCTATCCGCCAGCTCGCAAAGACCACGTTCGGCAACAAGAGCAAGGTAGCTGAGGCGTTGGGCGTAACACGCTATCGCCTCCTCATGTGGGAAAAGGAGAACCCCAAGATAGGTGAAATCTTCCGTGAGCAGTGGGAAAAGCGCCTTGACGTGTATCTTGACACGGCGCACCTCCTCGCAGTGGGGCAGATGGGCGAGGATGAGAACGGGAACAGAGTGTACGTTGTTCCTCCCGACTCCAATATGCTCCGCTTTATGATTGAGAAGTACGGTAAGCAAGCGGGCTTCGGGCAGGAGGTTTCGGTGAACGTCACGGGAGAGATGAGCGTGGGCGTGCCTATCTCTAAGTGGATAGCAGATAACACCGAGTAGCTATGCCCGTAGAGAGGGAGACCAATACCCCAGTGCATTCCGTCTACCACCCGCTCTACACGAACAAGGATAAGTTCATTGTGCTTATCACGGGCGGGCGTGGCTCGGGGAAGAGCTTTGAGGTGGCTCGCTTCCTCGAGCGCCTCACGTTTGAGAAGGGGCGCAAGATACTCTTCACACGCTACACGCTGGTCTCAGCGAGTAAGTCTATCATCCCCGAGGTGGAGGACAAGATAGAGCGAGACGGCACGCAAGAGTACTTCAAGGTGACGAAAGACCGCATCATCAATAAGTACACGGGAAGTGAGCTTATGTTTATGGGTATCCTCGCCTCCTCGGGCAACCAGACTGCAAAGCTCAAGAGTATTCAGGGAGTATCGGTGTTCGTGTGTGACGAGGCGGAGGAATGGCGCAGTGAAGAGGACTACGACAAGATGGTGCTCTCCATCCGTACTAAGGGGGTGCAGAATATGGTCATCGTGGTAATGAACCCCGCCAGCACCTCCCACTTCGTCTATCAGAAGTACATCAAGGACACGCACCGCATAGAGGTGATAGACGGAGTACCGGTGCAGATAAGCACGCACCCCAACGTGCTACACATCCATACGACCTACCTTGACAACTTAGAATACCTCTCTCGGGAGTTCGTGAGCGAGATTGAGGACATCAAGGCGAACAACCCCGAGAAGTACCAACGTATCGTCATCGGGAAGTGGTCTGATATGAATGAGGGGGCTATCTTCAAGAACTACTCCGTGGTGGACTCTATGCCCCACTTCGTACAGCGTTGCGGGCTGGGGCTGGACTTCGGCTATACCAACGACCCCACGGCTGGGATCTTCTGCGGTGTGTATGGCAATACGCTCTACCTTGACGAGATATGCTACAACACGCATATGGGGAGCGGTGACATCATCAAGGCTCTACGGCAGTACTCCAGCTTTGACATCACGGCAGACTCTGCCGACCCCCGCCTCATTGACGAGCTGAGGGCAGGTGGCTTGCGCGTCTCTCCCGTGGTCAAGGGTGCGGGCAGTGTCATTGCTGGTATCAACAAGATGCTGGAGATGGACATCTGCATCACCGCACGGAGCAGGAACCTGCAATACGAGCTTGACAACTACTGCTGGGCTAAGGATAAGGACGGGCAGTACACGAACGAGCCGATAGACGCTAACAACCACCTCATAGACGCTACCCGCTACTACATACTACGTAACATCCTCGGCTGGTCGGGCATGCAGAGACGAAGCTACGAGGGCATATTTTAGACTATATGGAACAGACAGACAAGACGCTGGAGGCGAAGCTCTCCGCTATCCCCAAGGTGCGAGCCAAGTACAAGGAGGAGCGCATGGCTATACTCAGAGAGCAGTGGGAATACTCCCGCCACGAGGTGATGAATGAGGCACACCGCCCTGATGACAGGGTGATGGTCAAGGACGAAGAGGTAGATGTCAACGGCAGGCGAACAGGGGCGGTGTACGAGACGAAGAAGGTAAACCGCATCTCCTCCCCCCTGGAGCAACTCATCGTAGAGATACACACCGCCTTTGCCGTGGGGCTACCACCCGACCTGCAAGCCGTAGCCAAGACGAAAGAGCAGGAGCATATGCTTGACCTCATCCGTGAGACGGAGACGAAGAACAAGATACGCTTCATCAACCAACGTGCCGTGCGTGCCGTCCTCTCCGAGACGATCGTAGCCGAGTATTGGTGGGCGGTCAAAGACCCCGAGTTCTACGAGGATAAGGACTACGCACGTGGGGCAGACACACGCCTCCGCTGTGAGCTGTGGTCACCCTTCAACGGGGATAGGATAGTGCCTATCAAGGACACCTACGGCGACCTTGTCTCCTTCTACCGCTTCTACTCAGTCAAGGTGGACGACAAGGAGGTGGAGAAGCTGATGGAGATTGACGCTACCCACGTCTACACCTACGAGTACGTGAAGGGTAAGGGCTGGACGCTCATCACGCAGGAACTCCACGGCTTCGACAAGATCCCCGTTATCTACATGGAGATGAAGCACGCCCTCTGCGACCGCATACAGAGCAAGCGTAAGCGCATCGAGGAGCTGGAGAGCAACTACGCAGACTGTATCAACGATAACTTCTTCCCCAAGGTGCTGTTGCGTGGGGTGGTTCGTGGTATTCAGAGATCAGGCAAGACTCAGACCATCGAGATGAGTGGGGATGGTGCTGACGTGCGTTACCTCACGTGGGATCAGTCCACCAGCGCAGCGGAGGGCGAGCTTGCCCGCCTCGTGGATGACTGCTTCACGATGACCATGACCCCACGCATCAACCCCAAAGATCTCCAAGGGCTGGGGACTGCCCTCTCGGGTGTCGCCTTCAAGTATGTGTTCATGGGAGCGCACATTGCCGTCCGCAAGCATGAGGAGGTTATCGGTGAGTACCTCGCCCGCAGGTACAGCTTCCTCAAGCACGCTATCTCCCTGCAAGTGCCAGCGGTGAGGGCTGGCAGGTCGCTCCGCCTTGACCCCGTTCTCGTACCCTTCACCATTGAAGCAAGCACCGAAGAGACGAGCAAGGAGGGTGAGGGGAGCAAGCCCAGTGAGGGCAAAGCCACCCCAACCAAGACCGAGGAAAAGGAGTAGCAACCAACCTCTAACAACGATAGCCCCGTGGAGTACCCTCTCTGCGGGGCTTTTTTATGCCAAAAGGCACAGAGGTAGAGGAAATTAGTAACATATCTCTATTTCCACCTAAAACCAATATCGGGCTATCTATATTTGCATATATCTGATAGCTTAACGATATGAAAACTAAAATCTTACAACAGCTCAAACAGAGATACTCCAATCTCGGGGTGAGTGACAAGGCATTTGATGGGGTAGCCGACTTCTTGTCAAAAACCATCACCGAGGAAGAACGTATCGCAGAGTCAGTGGCAGGTGCAGAGTCTTTCCTAAAGGCGTATCAGTCCGACGTGGATAAGGAACGCACGAGTGCTTCCGCCCTCCGCAAGGAGCTTGAAGCCCTCAAGAAGGAGACCCAGCCCAAGCCTACCGCCCCTAAGCCAAACGACAATCAGGGGAACGAGCCTACCGAGCGAGAGAAGGCACTGCTGGAGCGTATGGATGCGCTCCAATCGCAGTTAGGTCAGCTCATCGGTCAACGCTCCCACGAGGGTAAGCTGGCGCAGATCACCGCCCTCCTCGGAGAAAAGAATATTCCCGAGTCCTTCTACACTATGGCTCTAAGCGGGCGCACCTTCGGAGAAGATACGAACGTAGGCGAGCTGGTAGCTAACATCGAGCAGGGCTACACGAAGTTCCAAGACGAGAGCGCCAACAATCGCTTCGGAGGGGCAGGAAAGCCCGAAGCGGGCGAGCCGTCCAACGATGACGTGATGGCCTCCATCGTGAAGCAGGTGAACGAAGGTACGGAGGCAATCCTTAACGAGAAGAAGTAAAAGAACATGGCAAAAATCAAGTATAACGAAAACGCGTACATGCCCACTCACGAGCTGTATCGCGTAGAGACGGGCTACCGCCTCTCGGGAGGTTTCAACCTCGACGTCACGGGTCTCACGGCTGGTTCCGTAGTCCCTCCCCTTGCGCCTATCTCTGTCGACAAGGTCACCCGCAAGGCTACCCTGCTCAAGCGTGTGCGTGTCGTAGAGGCTGGTTCAGGGAAGAAGGTCAAGGTGTCCAAGTACGCTAATCTTGCGAGCGGTATGTTCCTCTCCAACGGAACGGCAACGCTCACAATCGACAGCGTAGACACCTCCGACAAGGAGTTTGACACTATCACGGCTAAGGCTGATGCGTCGGCATTCACCAAGGGCGCAGTCCTCTTCGAGACTACCGCAGCTACGGGGAACACCGCCAAGGGCAGTGCCGACTACCTCACCTACGCACCCGTCAAGGTGGAAGAAGGGGCCACCCTCACCGCCCTCGGTCGTGCCTTTGAGGTAGATACGGACAAGCTCTATATCCCAGTCACGGAGGAGGACAAGAAGGCGCTCACCGCCCGCTTCCTCTTCGTCTAAGCCAACCAACTAACCAAAACCGACAGATATGAATTTGACTATTGATAGTTTCCTCGGTCACGTTGGCTACGTCAAGTCAGTGGCAGACCGAGCGCTGGCTACGGAGCGCAACAAGATCATCCTTGGCAACTACATGAGCTTCGAGTACACCCCTAATCGAATCTTCAAGTCCGTATACATGGAGACCTCGGCAGTGCGCATGGGTTCGGTCATCGACCGCAACGCGGGTAAGGTGCTCCGTGGTCGTGCGCCTATGGGTGAAGCTACTCTTGAGGTAGCAGATCTGGGCGACCGCTTCCAGATGGATAACGACCGACTGGAGAAGCTCAGCGATGTCATCAAGCAGGTGAATGCGGGGAAGTTGAACTACGATGCGGTGGTGAATACCCTTGTAGATGACTTCCGTGATGCCTCTATCGCTCCGTACAAGCGTGCAGAGAAGATCCTGTTTGACCTTCTGTTCAACGGGAAGTCCGAGGTGACCACAGGAGACAACCCCAATGGCGTGTCCATCCTTGATATGGAGATCCCCATCATCAAGGCAGAAGCCAAGGCGGGCGATAAGGATAACCTCGTGGAGTTCCTCGTGAACCTCCGCAACAAGTACAGCCACATCAACTTCGGCACGATGGAGATGAGCCAAGCAACCTTCTTCAAGTACTTCGCCAAGAGCAAGGAGCTGATGGGCAAGTACAAGATGTCGCTGGGTGGTGCAGAGGTCTCCATGGCTGGTATCATCCCCCTCGAAGCGGTGAACGCCATTATGACCTCGCTGGGTCTGCCCGCTATCCGTGTCGTGAACAACATCGTGACCGACCTCAGCGGTGCTACGGCTCCACTCTGTCCCGACGACAAGATTGTATTCCTGCCCGAGGGCGAGATTGGTAAGATGCGCTTCTATGAGCCATACGAGCTTCGAGACCCTGTGCCGACCAAGACGTACACCGCTCTGACTGCCAACCACCTGATCTCCACGCAGCGCACGGATGAAGGTCGTTTCATCGAGTACGCTTGTGCGTGGATCCCCGAGGTACGTCTGCCTAAGCATATCCTCTCCGTAGACCTCAAGGCTATTAAGTCGTAGACGATATGACCCCGCAGGAGTATATCCAAGAAAAGTATCGAGCTATGGGGGTGAGCCTCTCCGATGGCTATGTGTCCTCTCTACTCGTCGGCAAGGGGCTATCCCCGAGCGACGATACCTGCTTCTCTGAGGCGGGAGGCGTGGAGCGTGTACACAGAGCCTTCGTAGAGAGCCTGCCCGAGTTCCTTCTGATGCCAAGCTCAGTGAGTGAGCTGGGGGTGTCTATCTCCCGAGCGTCTAAGGACGACATAGCTAAGTACTACCGCCTTGAGTGCCGACGCCTCGGGCTTCCCGATATGCTCTCCGAGCCTCCAAGAGTGCGCTTTCTATGATTTACGAGAACGGATATATACAAGCGATAGAGACCGAGCAAGGTAGCTTCGACGACAAGGGGAGACCCGTGTTTTCGGACGCTGTCGAGTGCGAGCTTATCCCTTGTATGTTCCGCTCCTCGGTCAATGACAAGCGAGGGACGTACAAGGATGGCGGGCATTCCCGCTACGCCTACGAGGTACACCTTGAACCTGTATCAGTAACTGCAAAGCGTGCAAAGCTATACCGAGAGGATGGAAGTCTTATCGGTGAGTTCACGATACAGAGCTGGGAGTATGCTCGCATCCTCAACTTCACCCAGATCATCTTAGGCTGATGGAGTTACGGGAGTTCCTCGCAGAGGTGCGCAAGGAGGCTATCACCGAGATCATCGATGATGTACGCTTCATCGCCAAGGGGTGCTATGAGGAAGCTATCCGACGCAAGCAGTATGCGGATAAGTCGGGTAGGCTCTCAGCCTCCATAGGATGGGCAGTGTGCTACGATGGCAAGGTGGTGCATTCGGGCGGGTTTACGGGAAACGGAAGGAAAGCAAGCGCAGGGCAGTCCGCAGGTCGTGAGGCGGTGCAGGAGCTGGCAAGAGAGAGCAAGGGCATACGCCTTATCCTCGTTGCTGGTGCTCCCTATGCAACGCAGGTTGAAGCGAGAGGCTTTGACGTAACGACCTCGGGCGAACTCTTAGCGGAGGAGATGGTGCAATGGTGGCTGAATAATGCGTAAGACGGGATTAGCAATAGAGGAGTATATCCACGGGCTTCTCAAAGGGAAAGTAGTGGTTAGTGGTGGTGTGTACAGAAATGGTACACGACCCTTTGATAGCAACGTGGAGGACGTTGTGGTATCCTTTCTTACTGGGAGGGATAGCTTAGACGGCTTCTCACAGAGCGGTGTCGTCAACGTGAACGCCTATGTTCCTATGCGCAATTTCGGGGAGCCTCTATTAGTCAAGGACGTTAAAAGGTGCGAAGAGCTGGAGGAAGCTATCTCACAGCTCGTAGATGCACACCGCACGGGGGACTTTCTCCTTGTTCTTGACGGGACTCCCACCACCTTCTCCGAAGAGGGCTTTAGCGTGGTGAACGTACGAGTCAAATACAAGTATAACAAACTAACAGAGTAACAGATATGTCATATCAGGATACTAACAACACCGCCTGGGGCAAGCTAGAAGTCCAGGTGGGTGCAGTGAACGCCACGGACGGGGGCAAGATGCCCACCGCAGGGATGGCCCTCATTGGCTTCGTCAAGGAGGGTTCGCTGGACATCGAGCAGCAGGAAGGCGACACGAAGGAATGGAAGGCGGTAGGCGGTGAGATCGTAGACACCCTTACCACCGCTTCTGCCCTCCGCATCAAGTTCCACGTGAAGAACCTCAACAAGAGCGTGATGGAGAAGGTGTTCGACGTCAAGGAGGTTGGCGATAAGCTTGAGGTATACAACCTTACCTCATCAAAGGAGTTTGCGCTGTCCATCGTCCCTGCAACGATAGGTGCCGAGGTCTTCAGCGCTCCACGTGTCAAGCTTTCGGGCGTTATGAAACTCGGTGATGACGTAGGCTACGGGATCGACGTTACGGCTACGATCCTCAAGGCGAAGGTGGACAGTCCCCTCTTCTCTCTTGAAAAGAAAAAGGCTCTGTGATGAAGCTCCCTTTCTTCAAGAAGAAGGCAGAACAGATGGTATCGGATACGCTCCTTTCGGGGGGCGTGTCCGTGTCCATCGGCTCTACCGAGTATAAGGTCTACCCTCCTACGCTGGCTACGTGGGTAGAGGTATCGGCTCTCATTGCGCAGGTCACGGACGTAGAGGAGCGAGATATGACGCTCTACGACCTTATCGCCCTTGGCAGTGACGCAGAGACCTACGCACATATCCTCGCTACGTTCATCACGGGCGTGAAGCGAGACAACGAAGCGGAGCGACACAAGACCGCTGAAACGCTCCTCTATACCGCCACTATCCCCGACCTCGCCACAGCTCTATTCAATGTGCTGGAGAGTGCGAATATCGGGGAGCTTTTTATGCTTACCACTTCCCTCAAGAGGACAGCGATAACGAAGCCAACGAAGGAGGTGGGGAGCGAAACGACAGCCCCTGGGCACGAATAGGCAGTTTCGCCAAGTACTATCATCTGAGCTTTGATTACGTCCTCTACGAGCTCAGCTATACGAACTTCCTTCTATACTCTAAGGCTATCCCCAGCTACAAGCCCAAGGATGAGGGGAAGAAAAAGACGACGAGCCGTGGCATGTCCTTCGGGGACTTCACCTCGGCACTCAAGAAAATAGCGCAATAAATGGCACACAAGACGTTCTCTGTCACCCTTGACCCTACGGAGTTCATCAAAGGCACGAAGAGCTTAGAAGAGAGCTTTGACCGCCTCCAGCAGAAGATCCAAGGGACATCAACGAAGCTACCCAGCTACAGCGCCCCAATCAGTGAGGCGAGGGGCGAGGTGGACCTGCTCAGTAGCTCGTTCCAGCGTGCTGCAGGTCTCGCAGCTGGTATCTTCGCTGTGAGCGGTGTGCAGGACTTTGTGAGCAAGCTGTACAGCGTGAGAGGGGAGTTCCAGCAGTTGGAGATCTCCTTTAAGACGATGCTCGGCAGTGGGGAGCAGGCTAATGAGCTTCTCGCCCAGCTGGCACAGACCGCAGCGTCTACCCCCTTTGACTTGCAGGGCATCGCATCCAGCGCAAAGAATATGCTCGCCTATGGCTTCGCAGCCGATCAGGTGAACGAGACTATTGTGCGCCTCGGGAATGTGGCAGCAGGTCTGTCTCAGCCCCTGGGGGATATTGTCTACCTCTATGGTTCTCTCCGTGCTTCGGGGCGTGTCACGAACATAGACATTAGGCAGTTCGCCAACCGAGGCATCCCCATCTACGAGGAGCTGGCGAAGGTGTTAGGCAAGAGCGTGAGCGAGATTAATAGCCTTGTATCGGCTGGTAAGGTGGGCTTCTCCGACATTGAGCAGGCGTTCCAGAACATGACCAACAAGGGCGGGAAGTTCTACAACCTCATGCAGGCGCAGAGCGAGAGCCTCACGGGGCAGATCTCCAACCTGCAGGACAACATTGATATGATGTTCAACGAGCTGGGGAAGGCTTCTGAGGGCGTCCTGTCGTCGGGCGTGAAGGCAGTATCCTACCTTGTGGAGAACTACGAGAAGATAGGCAAGGTCATTGCAGGTCTCATCGTGACCTACGGGGTGTACCGCACGGCCGTGATTACGAATATCGCCCTTACCAAGGGTTGGACGGCAGCTGCTCAGGCGGATACCATCGCAAGAGGTCTGAACACCCTCTCCATTAAGTCCCTCACGGCAGCCACCAACCGCCTAACCGCTGCTATGCTTGCCAACCCCTACGGGGCTATTGCGGTAGCTCTCACGGCAGTGATAGCGGCTATGTGGGCGTTCTCCGACTCTACGAGCGCAGCCGAACGTGCGCAGAAGGACTTCAACGAAGAGAAGAAGCGAGCCGAAGAGCAGGAGCAGAAGCACAAGGAAGCCGTAGAGGCTCTCCTCAACGTGGTGCGTGACGAAGCCTCCGCCACGGCAGACCGACAGAGTGCGCTGGAGCAGTTGCAGAAGTACTACCCTCAGATCTTTGACAAGTACGACACCGAGACGCTTAAGCTCCAAGACATCGCCAAGCTCAAGCGTGAGATTGCCGAGTACGACGGCAAGGCGAAGATGGACAAGGCTAAGAGCGAGCTGGGCAAGGCGCAGGAGGAGGTGGAGAAGGCAAAGAAGGCTCTGAAGGACGCAGACGGCGAGTTGGCTGGCGGTATGGTTTCGGGAACTGCTCACGCCTATAAACTTCACAAGGCAGTAGAACGCCTTGACTACGCTAAGAAGCAACTTGAGCTCAAGCGCAAGGAGTTCGGCAAGCTGAGCGACAGCCAACTCTTCAACGCCAAGGGTCTATCCGAACTCACCGACAGCCAGCTCTCCGCTATGCTTATCAACATACAGAAGGCAAAGAGAGCCGTCAAGCAGGGGAGGGAGATGTACCTAACTGGCTCTATCATCAAGGACGCATACGATGAGAAGGGCTGGGAGAACCTCGCCAAGCAAATCAAGAGCGAGCAGGAAGCCCGCAAGAAGCCCATCAAGTCCTACAAGGACGCTGTCACCGACCTCAAGAAGGAGGAAGAGAAGGCGAACAAGGAACTAAAGGCATTCAACAACCTCACCGCTCAACAGCTCAAGCGCAAGAAGGAGGAAGCCGTCAAGAACGGCAACTACAACTGGAACCCCGATGAGGAGCGAAAGCGCCTCAAGGAGGAGTACGACCTCAAGAAGAAAGCCCGAGAGGAGTACGAGAAGGGCGCAGGCGAGACGAGCAAGAAGGGCGGAAGCCGTAAGCACTCAAAGGAAGAGAGCGAAGCCCACACCAAGGCACGCCAAGCCGAAGAGCGCAGACAGCAAGAGGAACAGCGCACGCGAGATCTGGCACGCTCCCGCAGAGACGCTGAACTCAACCTTGAAGCTGAGCGCATAGCCCTTATGCAGGATGGCTTTGCCAAGGAGATGGCAGAGTTACAGCTCCAGCACAAGCGCAAGATGTCCGCCTTTGACGACCAGGTGCAGGAGCGCCTCGCCAAGGTGCGTGAGGCTGAGAAGCTGGAATGGGAGGCTACCCACGACAGCAAGAAAGAGGTCTACAAGCAACGCAAGCTCACCGAAGCCGACCTAAGCGACACCGACCTCAATCAGATACTCGCAGGGCGAGAGCTGGCTGACCAAGCGCTCGCAGAGGGGCAAGAGAAGATCATCAAGGAGCTACGGAGTAAGTACCTCTCCTACGAAGAGCGCAAGACGGAAATCAAGAAGCGCTACGAGGCAGAGCGCAAGATTATTGACGATACCTCGCTCCTCCTCGCAGAGCAGAAGGCCTCCGCCCTCGTAGAGCTGGCGAAGAAAGAGGCGGACGAACTCAAGGCGATAGATAACGAGCGCTACGAACACACCCAGCGCACGAACCAGCTCTTTGTAGAGCTCTTCGCTCAGCAGGGAGAGCGCACGGTGGCGCAGATGCGCAGTACCATCGCCTCTGCCCGTGAGATGCTGGACTACCTCGCCAATACGCCAGCCGACAAGCTGGAAGGGCGCTTTGGTATGAGTGCGGACGAACTCGCCTCTATACAGAACTCCCCCGAGAAGCTCAAGGCTATCACGGACGCTCTGAGGGGCTTACGTGACGAGCTGGGCAACTCCTCTCCCTGGCAGTCGTTCATCTCCTCTATGGAGGACGCACTGAGCCGTGGTAAGAGCGCACTCAACGACTACAAGAAAGCCCGCAGTGAAGCCACCTCAGCGACCACCGAAGAGGAGAGAGCCAGCGCACAGAAGAAGGCGGATATCGCCTTTAGCCGTGTCGGTCTCTCGGTGACGAAGATTGGCAAGAGCGTGAAGGATGCTACGCCCCTTGTGCAGGATCTGGGGAAGTCCTTCGGGGCTATCTTCGGCAACAGCGCTATGGAGGACGCAGTGGAGGGGCTTACGCAAGCCCTCTCCGACCTCGGTGGCGTAGCTTCGGGCATCGGCTCCATCATCAGCGGGGACGTGCTGGGGGGCATCACCTCTATCGTAGGCGTTGTAGGCAACCTCGTGAGCCGCGCGCAGAAGGTAGAGCGGGAGGTGCTGGAGAAGCGCAGGAAAGCTCTTGAGGCGCTCACACGCACGCAAGAAGAGTACAATACCGCTCTCCTCAAGGCTAACCTCATCTACGAAAAGGGCTCTACCATCTTCGGGGATGACGTGTACAAGCGTGCTACTAACTCTATCGTGGTGGCACGCCAGGCGATGGAGCAGTTCCACAAGTCCACAGCCTTCTCCGACAAGGAGTTAGAGGGTAATGGCGTGCTGGACTTCCTCGGCATTGGGCCTAAGCCCGAAGACTTCCCCAAGCAGATGCGTAGGGCTATGGAGCAGATCCGCAAGCAGATCAAGAACAAGCTCCTCCCCACGCTCAAGGGAGAGTTCGCCAAGTTGCAGAATATCTCCGTCAAGACGGGGAGCCACAAGGAGGGGATATTGTGGGCGAGACATAGCGTAGATGACTACACCACCCTCGGCAAGCTCTACCCCAACCTCATCGACAAGAGCGGTAAGCTCAACGTTGCCCTCGCAGAGTCTATCCTCAAGACGCACGAGTTCAGAGAAGGGGGGAAGGAGGCGCTGGAGAATATGCTCGCCCTCTACAAACAGAACGAGGAGGCTATCAAGACGATGAACGACTACCTGCACGGGCTGTTCGGCTCGCTGGGTAACGCTATCACCGACTCGCTGGTGACCGCCTTCCGCACGGGAGAGGACGCTACACGAGCCTTTACCTCCAACATTGGCGATATGCTCAACAACTTCGCCAAGCAGATAGCCTACTCTTCGTTCCTTGCGCCTCTTATGGAGAAGGCGCAGAAGGAGGTGGCAGATGCCTTGCGCCTCACGGGTGGAGATAACCAGATGGAGGCTATGCTTCGTGCTATGTCCTCGCTGGTGGATGGGGTGAAGACGCAGATCCCCGCCTTCAACGAGTACCTCAAGAAGACCGAGGAGATGGTGCAGGCTCACGGCTTTGACCTCGGAGGCAAGAACAGCGACACCCGCAGCGCTACGGCTAAGGGCATAGCCCAAGCCTCGCAGGATAGTATTGACGTGCTGACGGGCTTGTGGCACACGGAGGTGGCACTCTCTGAGCGCACAGCCAACGCCACAGAGCGTATGGTGACGATACTATCAACGCAGGGCGTGCGCAGGCTCCCCTCAGCGCAGGATATGGGGCTTGACCAATTCGGCACGGCCGTAGGGCGTATGTACGCTGAACTGCAAGCTATCAACCGCAATACGAAGGTGACGGCAGACGCTACGGAAGCCTCCCGCTTCATCCTCGCTCAGATGGATAGTAAAGGCATCAAGATTAAGCGATGAACGCAGTAATAGTACTTGAGGTAGGTAGCAGGGACACCATCCTCGGTGAGGACGCTATCAAGAACCTCTTCGCCCTCCCCACGATGACGGAACCCCCGTCGGTGGATTGGGCAGAGGAGGATGGCGTGGAGATAGACGAGATCACCGCCACGCAGGTGGAGGAGCAGAAGGTGGCTATCCCGATGTACTCACGTGGTAGGAACGTCTTCCCCGATCTCCTTGACAATAGGACGATACGCCTCTTCGCTGGGGGTATTCAGTTCGGGGACTTCCGCCCCGTGAGTGTGGAGAACGTGCAGAAGTGGGCGGGTGGCTGGTCTGCCGTGCTGGTCTGCTCACGAAGCGAGAAGCCCGCCCCTACCGACAACGTGCGCTGGGAGAGCGGGCTGACGATCCTTGCCGATGTGGCGAGTGCGCCTATATGGGTAAGCCCCGAGAACAAGGGCATTGCGAGCGTGGATGACGAGACGGGGCGGTACTACTTCGCTGGCTCACGGCCATACAAAGCGAAGTACTCCCTTGAAGTACCCGTACTCATCAAAGCCCCCACCCTGCCCGACCTATGGACGGCACGCAATAAGCTCCTCTCTCGACTTACGGAACGTGGGCTGAGGGCGATACCACGCTTTGACGGAGATACGCTACCCGTAAGCGGTGTGTACAGCTCCTCTACGAGCCGAGATGTGAGCGCAGATAACGACGGCTACCGATGGACGATTGACATAACATTTACCATAACCAAACTATGATCTCATTGTATGTAAACGGCAAGGCTACGCCCTTTCCGATAAGCTCGGAGAGCTACCACGAAGCTAAGGTAGGCGCAGTGTCTACGCTCGTGGTAGAGACGACGTCGGACAAGGCTATCGCCTTCCCTCTTGGCACGTATTGCACGTGGCGGGGTGAGAAGTTCGCCCTCTTCACCCCTGCCGAGGTGGTGAAGGTGTCCGAGCGAGAGTACCGCTATACGCTCACGCTCAGCGGGGAGGGGCAACAGCTCGCACTATCTAAGTTCAAGTTCATCGTAGCCAACCCCGAGGACGTGCGTCTATCGTTCACGCTCACGGGCAAGCCCCGCTTCTTCCTTGAGCAGATACTGCGTAGCCTGCCTGCGGGATTCTCTATCGGGGCGTGCTTAGAGGCGGAGGCGCAGGCTATCTCCTTCAAGCACGAAGACTGCCTCAGTGCGCTATCCCGAGTAGCCGAAGCCTTCAAGACGGAGTGGCACATCACGGGCAAGACGCTCAACCTCGGCAAGGTGGTAGGCAACAAGGCTAATGCCGTCACGCTCTCCTATGGCAAGGGCAAGGGCTTGCTCTCGGGGCTGACCGCTTCCAACGACAGCGAGAAGTCGCCCGTAGGGAAGCTCTTCATCCAGGGGACAGAGCGCAACATTGACCCCACGAAGTACGGAGCTAAGAGCCTGCACCTATCCAAGGGGCGCACCCTCGCCTATGAGGGGCGTACGTACGTGGTGAGTGCCGACGGGCAGAGCCTCAGCGTGAGCGGGCTAAGCACCGAAGGGCGTAAGGAGGACAGCTTTGACGGCACGAATATCTACCCCCAGCGTGTGGGCGTGGTTAGCTCCGTGGTGGTCACGCCCGAAGGCAACTACGACATCGTGGACAAGGACAACAACGTAGACTACTCGCAGTACCGCATCGCAGGGGAGAAGGCGACTATCACCTTCCAAACGGGGCGACTCGCAGGACGCACCTTTGACATCGCACAAGACAAGGACGTACTAAAGTACGACCACACTACAAAGCGCTTCCAGCTGGTGAGCGTAGAGGAGGACGGGATGAAGCTCCCCGAGCCGAAGGTGTTCTACCCCGCTGTGGGGGATAAGTACGCAGTGTTTGGTGTGCGACTGCCCGACGAGTACATCACGAAGGCGGAGACGGAGCTTCTGAGCGCCTCGGTGCGCTACTTCCACGAGGCTCTACAACCGAAGGTGACGTATAAGGCGGAGCTGGATGGACTCTACGCACAGAAGAATTGGGGCACACTCGCCCCTAAGCTCGCTATCGGTGCGTATATCCGCCTTGTAGATACGAGCCTTGATATTGACGACCACGTGCGCATCACGGCTATCCGCACTAAGCTCTCCCAGCAGTACAAGCCACAGATAACGCTCTCCAACGAGGTGCAAGCCCCCAGCCTTGCCGTCTCTCTCGGCACGCTTGAAGCCGAAGGGGTACAGCAGAAGGAGGAGGTGCAGGCGGTGCGCAGGGAGGTAGCACGCTCCTATCAGCAGGCTATGAGCCTCGCTGACGGCATTGCCGACGAGGTGAGGGCGGGCTTTGGCGACAGCATTAGCCCCGTCACAGCCCGCACGATGCAGTTAATGGTGGGGGACAAGTCGTTGCAGTTCGTCTTCGTGGCTTCCCCCACGGCTGCGGGCGCAGTCACGCACAACGTCACGTGGGACGAGAGCAGGGGTATACTGCACGCAGATAGGGGCTACCTCCGTCACATGACGCTCGGCATCAATACGCTCAGCTCAGAGCATAAGCCCAGCGAGTACAAGACGTGGACGCTCCCCGCCTACGACTACGCAGTGCGCACCGACCAAAAGACCATCCACCTCTACGCCAAGGTGGAGCGCAATGGTGCAAACGGGGTGTTCTTCGCCACGGACACGGCTAAGGCGATGGAAGCGGAGGCGGGATACTACTACCTCTACCTCGGTATGCTCAGCCCAGCTCCTAACAGAGCCTTCACGCCTCTCTACGGCTACACGGAGGTACTGCCAAGCCAAATACGCACGGAGCGCATCACATCGGCTGACGGAAGCACATCCATTAACCTAAATACAGGAGAAATCGTGAGTGACAAGATCAAGTTCCGCCACCCCGACGGGACGAAGAAGTCCTACCCCTCGGACTATCTTCACGAGGCTATCCACGAGGGTACGACAGAGATACAGGGCGGTGTGGTGCTAAGTACGCTCGTCGGAGCTAAGGACACATCGGGCAAGATACGCTCCTACATCAGCGGTAAGGCTGGTGCGCCTGCCCTCGCTGCTGGCGTCAAGGGCTTAGAGGAGGGCAACGAGACGTACCAAACGGCTATCCACCATGACGGGAGCGCAGACTTCGGATACTTCCACATACGCCACCCGCAGTTGCAAGGCGCAGCGGGGTCACACCTCTATCTTGAGAACTACCGCTACCGAGATAGCCCCGACATTGAGAACCCCTACGCAGTGAAGATTGGCGACATGCACCCTGACCTCAAGGTGATAAGCCGAGGGAAGCTGACAGAGGACGTGGTCGTCGCTCTCCCCGAGGTTAAACTGACGGGGCTTTATGGGAGCGACATCCTATACCACAGAGCGCCAAGCGCCAAGGAAGTAGAGGTTATCATCCAGCCACAAGACCTCGGGAGATACGTCACATCCTCATCAAAGGTTGACGTTACGCTTACCTTCATCGGGCGTGTGCGCTATGGAAATTCAAGTAAGGGCTTCCTTGCAGTGAGTGCATCGCCTTACCCAAGTTATCCCGCCTACTCTCCCGAGGAACGTCTATCTCCAGCTGGTGGCTCATACTCATTCTCAGGCAACGTCAACCCAGACGGCTCGCTATCGTTCTACCTCATCTTCCGAGGTGACTATGTGGATAGGGAAAGCCAGCTGAATGTGCGCGCTAACATCCGTGTGACCTCGGACAGCCGACGAGACAGAGGCACGTACCTCACACAGTCGGGCTTCCTCGTCTTCCACGATGGCAATAACTACATCAACGCAGACCGCTCACGCCTGCCCTACGTGGACGCTGTGAGTGGTGCTATCCGCAACGCTGGTAACGTGATGCTGGAGGTCGCAGGGGGCTTGCGAGTGAAGGGCGCTATGGACACCTCGGGTATCCTCCTCGGTGGGCGTGTGTACGCAGCTAACGTGAGCTTCGAGCATAAGTGGGGAGCACGTGCCGACCGCATGAGCATCCGAAGGAGGGAGACAGGTATATATATCGTCACACACGACCTCGGGCATACACGATACTCGGTTCTATGCATGGACGCGGGCAACGGGCGACACAACGCAAAGGCAGGGAAGATCACGGCCAACTCGTTCGAGATCTACACGAAGTACGATAACAGTCTGTATAGCGATATTGACTTTACGTTCCTCGTATTTGGCGACAACTACTAACCAACAAACCATAACCAACCAAAACCAAGAGACTATGCAATTAAACGTTCAGTGGGTCTACAAAGCCCTATTCAGTTGTGCGGGAGGCTTAGTCGGCTGGGCTGTGGCGGAGTTCCGCCCAACCTTCCCGATGCTCGCAGTAATGGTGGTATTCGTCTTCTACGATGTTATTACCGCCTTTCGCCTCAGTAAGCGTGTGTACAAGAAGTACCCAGAAGCGGTCGACGAGAAGCCCAAGTTCAAGAGTTCAGCCTTCGGCAAGGCGGTAACAAAGACCATCCCCAAGCGAGCCGCCCTTATCCTGCTGGGCTACCTCCTTGAGCATTATGTGATGGGGCACTCTATCCCCCTCACTATGATATTCACGACGGCCGTCTGCGGGGAGCAGTTACTCTCCATCCTTGAGAATATGGGTTCGTGTCGTGAGGACAGCGAGGGGCGCTTTTGGCAGACGCTCCGACGCCTTGTAATTGAAAAGACGGAGCGACATATAGACGTCAGCCTTGACGAGTTCAAGGCGCTGAAGGAGGAAAAGAAGAAGGAGGCAGAGCTATGAGCACGTACTTTTCCCTCTCAGAGATGACGCACAGCGGTACGGCTATCTCTCTGGGCATCCCCAACGACCCCACGGACGAGCAAATACAAGACCTCAACCGACTAATGGAGTACTTAGACGAGGTGCGTGAGGAGTTCGGTCAGCCAATCATCGTCACCTCGGGCTTCCGCTCTCCACGGCTCAACAGAGCTGTGGGCGGTGCGACGACCAGCCAGCACGTCAAAGGTCAAGCGGCGGACATCCGACCAGCGCAAATCACGGACATCGGGAGGCTGTTCCGCCTCATCCGTGCGCATGGTGGCTTTGATCAGCTCATCGACGAGCATCCAGCGGGTAGAGCCCCGTGGATACACGTGTCAATAGCACCGACCACACGACAGCCACGAGGCGAGGTGCTGGAGTATGACGGCAAGGGCTACAAGCGACTTAACTAACACAGCAGGGCGGGCGGTAATGGGGTGGCCTCCCGTCCTGCATCTAACCACCCCGACAACAAACGATATATGCGACCATTTGGAAGTAAGAGCGAACAAGGCAAGGCGCTCCAGCTGGTGCAACGTGGTACGGACAAGCGCATCCCCGTGGAGTTGGTCAAACAGCCCTCGGGAGAAGTCCTCGACCCTGCGGAGCTGGAAGGACTGCACGTGATGGTGTCAAGCGAGAGCGGAATGGAAATAGCGACCATCCCGTACACCATCGAAGACAAGAAGCTGGTGGTCGAGGTCACGGCAGACGTCTCACGACATCTGGGGCTCGGCGTGTACACGATGACCGCCACGGGGCGCATTCCCGACGAATACTACGCCGACGGATACCACGACTACGAGATAGTAGTGCCTCTCTGCAAGGTCACGAAGTACGGAAGCAACGAGACGCCCGTCAAGGTGCAGGCTAACGTGCTGGAGGGGCTGAAAGGAGACACTGGGCTATCCGCCTACGAGCTGGCGGTGCAGGAGGGTTACCAAGGCACACTTCAGGAGTGGCTAAGGAGCCTTGGGGGAGCAGACGCTTACGAAGTCGCCAAGAGTGCTGGCTATACGGGTAGCCGTGAGGAGTGGCTAAAGACACTCATCGGAGAGACTGGGCTATCTGCCTACGAACTCGCCAAATCGGAGGGCTACGAGGGTAGCCTAACGGAGTGGATTGCGTCGCTCAAGGGCGAGAAGGGGGACAAGGGCGATAGCGCCTACGAGGTAGCTGTGAGTGAAGGCTACACTGGCGACAAACAGGCGTGGCTGGCGTGGCTCAAGGGGGAGAAGGGGGACAAGGGCGATAGCG